TATGATAGATCAAGCAGAAGATACCATCACAATCATTAATAAGTTTGTGGATGGAATCAAAGAAGAACACATTGATAATGAAAAATTGAAAACTATAATGCGTGAATTGTATGTGGAAGCATTAAATTTGGATCAAGCATGAACTGGAAAATTGTAAATAATATTTTTACTTCTGAAGAATTGGATAAGATGTGTGAGTACTTTGACACACATGGAGAGTTGGTTAAAGGTTCAACTCCAATGAATTCTAGTAAATGGAGAATATCTGATGTTTGTTTTTATGACAGAAAAAATAAAGATGTTGAATGGATCTTTAAAAAACTAGACACCGAAATTATAAAAAATAACAATAAACATTTTGGTTTTAAATTGAATGCTTACGATTTTTTTCAATATAGCGTTTATAATGATTTTGAAAATGGTCAATATAGATTTCATATGGATACAACCGAAAGCCAATCAAAAGTTAGAAAGTTGTCAATATCATTAATATTAAATGAACAGGGTGTTGATTTTGAGGGCGGTGATTTTGTTTTTAATATGGCCAATGAGAACAAACCATGTAAAGTGGAATTGACTAGGGGTTCAATGATTCTTTTTCCTTCATATCTTTTACACGCTGTTACTCCTGTAACAAAAGGTACTAGAAAATCTGTTGTTATTTGGGTTGAAGGTCCTTCATTCGTATGATAACTTTTCAATGTGTTAGATGGAAGAATTTTCTTTCCACTGGTAATTCATTTACTGAAATTAATTTTTTAAAATCTCCAAACACACTTATTATTGGCAACAATGGTGCAGGTAAATCAACCATCTTAGATGCGTTGTGTTTTGCGTTGTTTGGTAAACCGTTTCGTAAAATTAATAAACCACAATTATTAAATTCTATTAATCAGCAGCAGTGTGTTGTTGAAGTTGAATTTTTAGTGGGCAAAAAACAATACAAAGTTATTCGTGGCATTAAACCAAACACCTTTGAGGTTTATTGTGATGGAGTTATGGTCGACCAAGATGCCAAGGCAAAAGACTATCAAGAGCACTTAGAGAAATTTATTCTCAAAATAAATTACAAGTCTTTCACGCAAGTTGTCATCCTTGGTTCGGCTTCTTTTGTTCCATTCATGCAATTGTCTCCAGCTGATCGTAGAGCTATTATTGAAGATTTGCTTGACATTCAAATTTTTTCATCGATGAATGGAATCGTAAAAGAAAAAATGGTTAGTATAAAAGATACTTCTGGTAAGTACAAATATGCAATGGACTTGGCATCTGAAAAGATCAAGATGCAGCAAGGCGCTATTGAAGAACACAAGAAACATAATAATGCCGAAATAGAAAAGAAACAAAAAGAAATTGAAGAATCACAAGTACAGATTACCAAGTTAAATTCAGACATCGAATTGATTCAAAAACATATTAATTCCTTAAATACTAAAATTTCTGATAAGTTGTTAATAGAAAAGAAAAGTTCTAAACTAGTACAATTAGAATCTAAACTTGAAACCAAATTACGAAAATTAGAAAAAGAAGAAAAGTTCTATGAAGAAAACCACGACTGCCCAACCTGTAAACAAAGTATCAATGACACATTCAGAAGTAACCAACTTGGTGGAATCAATCAAACAAAAGGAGAAGTTGGAGTTGCAGTTAAAGATATCGAAACTAAAATCCAAGAAACAAACCAACGCATCGAAGAAATCCAAAAAATAGTTAAACACATTCAGGCACATAACAATGAAATTGTCAAACACACCTCTACGATTTCTGCCGTCAACATCTACATCGGCAAACTCAATTTGGAAGTTAAAAATCTTTCAACGCATAAGGATAGCTTGGAAGATGAAAATGAAAAGCTTAAGGAACTCAAAGGAGATTTGTCCGTGCTGCTCAGACAGATGGAAGAATTATCGTTAGAGAAGCAATACTATGAGTTTGCTGGTAACCTATTGAAAGATACTGGCATTAAAACAAAAATCATTCGTCAATATTTGCCTATTATGAACAAGTTGATTAACAAGTATCTGACTGCAATGGATTTCTTTGTTAACTTCAACATTAACGAAAACTTTGAAGAAACAATTAAGAGTCGGCACCGTGATGAATTTTCTTATGCCAATTTCTCCGAAGGTGAGAAGATGCGTATTGATTTGGCATTGCTGTTTACATGGCGTCAGATTGCCAAGTTGAAGAACAGTACAAATACCAATCTATTAATTTTAGATGAAGTTTTTGATTCATCACTAGACGGTGTTGGTACAGAAGAATTTTTGAAATTGATACATGAAATGGGAACAGATACCAATGTGTTCGTTATTTCACATAAAGGTGACCAACTATTCGATAAGTTCAGGTCGGTTATTAAATTTGAGAAACATAATAATTTTAGTAGGATTGCAAAATGAGTGATACAATTGTTTTTAATACGGAAGATACATTAAAAGGTACCAGTTATGCTAAAACTTTTTCTATACCTTTGTTTGATTTGGTAGGAGAAGATAATCCAATTCTCAAAGAAGTTATGCCAGAATTTGATTTTAAAAATGCTCCTGTAAATCCTATGGAATTCGCATCTTCTTTGGTTGAAACCTGCAAGAAACACAAAGGATATGGATTGTCTGCCAACCAATGCGGTTTTAGGTATCGAGTATTCGTTATGGGTGCCGAAGATAACTTTGTGGCATTCTTTAATCCAAAAATTACCGCAACATATGATGAGTCACATATTGTTGAAGGATGCCTATCTTTCCCATTACTAGGACTTAGAATTACCAGGCCAGCGGCCGTAGATGTAGAATACCAAGATTTTAATGGAGAAAATAAAACGGCACATTATACTGGTATATCTGCAAGATGTTTCCTTCATGAGCTTGACCACATGAACGGAGTAGTATATACTGAAAGAGTGAAACCACTTGCGTTGCAAATGGGTATGCAGAAGCGTAACAAACTAATCAAGAAATTGCGTATAAAATAATGGCGACACCAGTTGAATTTGTGGACAAACAATGGGTAGAATGGCAAGAGTCCAACCCAACAAGTAAGTTTGAACACATAGATAAAGAAGAATTGACCAAGACTCTAATTGGAGACTTGACCAAAGCTTCTCAAATGGATGTTCGTGAATATACTTTATACCAAAAATGGTGTGAAGTTAAAGAACGATATCCCGTCTTTGAGGCCTCAACTCTTTGGGGTACAGAAGTCCAGATGGTTAATCCTGAGCAAAAAGAATTGATTGAAAAAGTCAAATCTAATTTTTGGATGCCAGAATCACCTGACGATTTTGAAAAATTAAAACCTGTGATGAAATTATCAAACGGTCCATTGGCAGAAACTTGGAATGCCATACGTACCTTTTCATCCACAATGAAAAACAATTCTAACATTGGTCGCAATCTATTTTATACGGTTACTGATGATGTGACAGGTAAATATCTTGGTGTTATTTGTATATCATCAGATTTTTTAGACTTAACTCCAAGAGACAAGGCCATCGGTTGGTCAAGAGAAGTTAAGACACAACAAGGCATGATTAATCACACCGCAATTGGTTCTACTATCGTGCCCCTACAACCTTTGGGGTTTAATTATATGGGCGGTAAATTACTTGCCTTGTTGTGCCTTTCTGATACCGTCCAAAAAGACTGGAAAGAACGATATGACGATGTTCTAGTCGGAGTGACTACCACATCACTTTATGGTGCTACGAAGGCTGGAGGCCTATCCCAATACGATGGACTCGAACATTGGAATAAAATGGGTTTTAGTTCGGGTTCGGTTGCGTTTGAACCATCTAGAAAAACTATGAATATGGTATTTGATTGGATTAAAGAAAATCATACTCGTAAATATTTTGAATGGTGGGAAGCCAAAAATCAAAATGGTTTACCACTTAAACGTGACCATAAAAATAGATCATTGAACTTTGCCTACCCAAAATTAGGTATCGATAAAAAATTAATTCGTACCGAACATCAACGTGGTATCTATTTTAGTCCTCTCTATAATAATACCAATGAATTTCTCCGTAAGGAGATTACCGATTCTGATCTGGTAAAATCGTTTGATACCAGTGAAGAAGCCCTTGCCAATATTTGGAAAACCAAGTATGCTAAGGGTCGAATTAGGCAATTACAGAAAAAGAATAATGTTTCTTACGATTCTCTTTTCTATGATGACCTGATTTATTTGTCTTGGGAAGAAACCAAGGCAAAATATCTACCACAAGTCGGTAGATAAACACAAGTATACCACAATATGCTTGACACACACACATATATAATGTTATGATGTGAGAACTTGCTAACAAGGCAAGAATTTTTATTACTTTAATATGGAGTTTTTACTATGAAACAATCTGCTAAACAAAAAATCATTACCTTCTTGAGCAAAAAAGAAGGTTACAACACACTTACAACCGCACAAGCTCGTGCTCGTTTTGGAATTCAAAACGTTTCTGCTCGTATCGATGAGTTGCGCCAAGAAGGCCACGTTATCTACACTAACACCAAAACCCGTGGTGATGGTTCCAAAGTTGCTTCTTACCGCTTAGGTAAGCCAACTAAAGCAATGGTTCGTGCTGCCTATTCAGTAGGTTTCTAATCAAGCGTTAGTATAGGGAGAGGTCAAATTACCTCTCCCTTTTTTTTATTAAAACATTGGAGTCCAAATGGAAATATCAATTAAAAAAGAAGAACTGCAAAAGAAAAGTATATTCGTTGCTACCCCAATGTATGGCGGCATGAATCATGGACTTTATGCAAAAGCCTGTCTAGATTTACAAGGCATCTGTATGCAGTATGGCGTACAGGTCAAATTCTCATTTTTGTTTAATGAGTCCCTAATTACCCGAGCAAGAAATTATCTTGTTGATGAGTTCTTGCATCGTTCAGAATGTACACACATGTTGTTTATTGATTCTGACATTCACTTTAATCCACAAGACGTAATTGCATTATTGGCACTTGATAAAGAAATCATCGGTGGTCCTTATCCAAAGAAAGCGATCAAGTGGAAATCTATTGCTACAGCATTGAAGAAGAATCCAAATATTGATATTGGCAACCTAGAAAAAATTACTGGAGATTATGTTTTCAATCCAGTTAAAGGTACCGCACAATTTTCTGTTACAGAACCTTTAAGTGTTTTGGAAATTGGTACTGGTTATATGATGATCAAACGTGAAGTGTTTTCTAAAATGCAAGAATCATATCCTTCAATTAAATACAAACCAGATCATATCGGTCAAGCTCACTTTGATGGATCACGTTATATCCATGCCTTCTTTGATACTGTAATCGACACTAAAGATTCTATTACAGGTGGTGGTTCTGAACGTTATCTTTCAGAAGATTACATGTTCTGCCAAATGTGGCGTAAAATTGGTGGAGAAATCTTCTTGTGTCCTTGGATGAAAACATCACACATTGGTACATATCACTTCCAAGGAGATATGCCAGCAGTTGCAAATTTTGTTGGTGAGATGTAATGTCTGAATTGACCAAAGGTCGTAAATTTGATGGAGGCAAATTAGAGTATGGTTTGCTTCCACCACTTGCACTAGAAGAAACTGTAAAAGTTCTCACCTTTGGAGCTCAAAAATATGAGCGTGATAATTGGCAAAAAGTACCTGAATCAAAACGCAGGTACTTTGATGCACTACAACGACATGTTTGGTCCTGGAAACAAGGTGAACAAATTGATCCGGAATCAGGATTACACCACTTAGCTCATGCTATGTGTTGTTTAATGTTTTTGTATGAACATGATGTCAAGTATTCCAAAGAAAGTATTGACGTTGAACTTGAACAAGTGTATGATAAAAATGTTCTTATATAATGGAGTAATAAATGAAACTTTCTAATGAAACCCTTTCCGTATTGAAAAACTTTGCAGGAATTAATTCTGGCATCGAATTCAAAAAAGGTAATAAACTTACCACGATCTCATCAGGTAAAACTGTTTTGGCAAAAGCCACACTTAAAGATGAGTTCCCACAAGACTTTTGTGTGTACGATTTGAATCAATTTTTGAATGTACATTCTTTAAACAAAGATACCGAAGTTGATTTTGATGAATCTAATATCATCTTTAAATCTGGCCGCAGCAAAGCCAAGTATCGAAAAACTGCCAGAGAAATGATTGTAACCGCACCTGATAAGGCTTTGAGTTTGCCATCAGTTGATATCGATTTTACACTAACAGAAGAAGATTTTGGTTCCATTCTAAAAAGTGCAAACATTCTTCAATCACCTAATATTGCTGTTGAGTCTACCGGCGACAAGATTTGTTTGACTGCTTTTAATGCAAAAGACGATTCTGCACACACGAATTCAATTGAAGTTGCTGATGGCAACGACAATAAATTTAAAATGGTCTTTTTGACCGAAAACCTGAAAATGATTTCTGGTTCTTATGATGTTGAGATTTCTGCAAAGGGTCTTGCATCTTTCAAAAATAAGAATGTAGATATTCAATATTGGGTCGCAACCGAATCGAAAGATTCAAAATTTGGAGAATAAAACATGTTCGTATATCTTAATGAAGCAACCACAGACCAACCAATCGCTATCAATCCGCAACATGTCGTTGCTGTTTTTGAGGCAGCTGATGGTGAAATGCAAGGAAAAACTATTGTTAACTTAGTTAATGGTGGTTGGGCAGTTAGTCAGACACAACTCGAAGTTGTTGGAATATTGAATAGTCAATAAACTTGAGACATGCACAATTTAGGTTGTGCATTAAATTGATTTAGTTTTGTATTTTTTTTATATTATGGGAATTTTGAATGACACATCATGTTTTGTGGGTGGAGAAGTATCGCCCCTCTAAAGTACAAGACTGTATTTTGCCTGAACTGGTTAAAACCACCTTTCAGGAATATGTTAACAAAAAAGAAATACCCAACCTTCTTCTTTCGGGTGGTGCTGGTGTAGGCAAGACTACAATTGCCAAAGCACTATGCGAAGAAGTTGGTTGTGACTATATTGTTATTAATGGTTCGGATGAGAATGGTGTTGATACCATTCGTATCAAAATTAAAAACTATGCTTCATCGGTAAGCTTGATGGGTGGCCGCAAGGTCATTATTCTTGATGAAGCAGATTATCTAACGCCTAATGCACAGGCTATTCTACGTGCTTCTATTGAAGAATTTGCAAGTAATTGTTCCTTTATCTTTACTTGTAACTTCAAAAATCGCATTATTGATCCAATACATTCTCGTTGCACCGTCATCGACTTTCGAGTTAACGGTCAGAAAGCCAAACTGGCTGCACAGTTTTTCAAACGTGTAGAATGGATACTCGGTGAAGAAAACATCACTTATGATAAAGAAGTGGTTGCTGCCGTCATCACCAAACACTTTCCCGATAATCGTAGAATTCTAAACGAACTTCAACGATATGCGGTATCTGGCACTATCGACAAAGGTATTCTTGCAGCAGTAAGTGATATTCAATTAAATGAACTCACTAAAGCCTTGAAAGAGAAAGACTTTGCATCATGTCGTAAATGGGTCACCAATAACTTGGACAACGATCCTGCACGAATCTTCCGTAAGTTATATGATGGTCTGTATGAACTATTGAAACCAGACACCGTACCCGCACTGGTTCTTATTCTCGCTAAGTATCAGTATCAAGTGGCTTTTGTTGCTGATTCTGAAATCAACTTGATTGCTTGTTTGACAGAAATTATGGTGGACTGTGAGTTCAAGTAATGCCGGACTTATTCAAAGAAATCATTCCATCCATACTCACAACTAAAAAATCTGTAATCTATGATGAGTTAGATTTAAAGGACTATCATCCTTTCCTGGTCAACCGTGCCTTGTCGTATCACATGGATTGTGTTCTATATGCAAATGAAATTAATCTTCACCCACATCTAGACAAGGATCTACAATATCACTATCTTCTAAATACTGTAAGGTCGATGAAACGGAAATTTCAACCGTGGCAGAAATCATCAACCGATAAAGACATAGAATCCGTTAAAACTTATTTTGGTTACTCAAATGAGAAGGCCAAAGAAGCTCTGCGTATTCTTAATGAACAACAACTCGCTGAAATAAGAAAAAAAACAGATAAAGGCGGAACAAAGTGATGATTAATATTACAGACTTAGTTGAAGTGACTTTAAAAGAAAAAGACGATTTTCTCAAAGTTCGTGAAACGTTAACACGAATTGGTGTTGCATCAAAAAAAGAAAACATACTATACCAATCTTGTCATATTTTACACAAACAAGGTAAGTACTACATCGTACATTTTAAAGAATTGTTTGCTTTAGATGGCAAACCAACAGACATTTCCGAAAACGATTTGTCACGCAGAAATGCAATTGCTAAACTACTACAGGATTGGGGTCTTGTGGGTATTGTGAACGTAACGAAAATTGAAAACCCACCTCCAATTTTCCTATCACAAATAAAAATTATTCCACACAAAGAAAAAGACAAGTGGGAATTAGTACCAAAATACCAAATCGGTAAAAAAGGTACTGCAAAAGAATCTTAATCCGGTAAACATCTAACTAATGTGTTGGATTTATTGACACATTAGTATAAATACTAATATAATTATGGTGCCGTGCTCATCGAGGCGGCAATTTTTAAAACTCGCTTAACTAAGGAGAAAGCAATGACTTCAATGACTTACATTAAAGATGTATTTGGTAAAGACCTTTTTGGTCAATTACAACCATTCACGGTCGGTTTCGATCAAACTCTAGACACACTCAAACAAATTGCGGAACAATCTGCAAAGGTTGCTGGGTATCCTCCGTACAATATCAAACAAGTCAAAGATAACAAATATGTTATTGAAATGGCTGTTGCTGGATTTGGAAAATCTGATATTGAAATGACACTAGATGGCAACAAACTAGTCATCAAAGGTGCAACAAAGGATGATCCGGAAACTGATTATCTATACAAAGGTATTGCAAATCGTTCTTTTGAACGCACTTTTACTTTAGCTGATAAAGTTGAAATTAAAGATGCGGAATTGGTAAACGGCATGCTTAAGGTTTGGTTAGAGAATATGATCAAAGCTCAAGACGCAATTAAAAAAATTACAATTAAAGAAAAGAACGAATAATGAAAAACGTTATACAAAATATTACAAAAACAATTTACGATTGGTTAATTATTTTGGGAGAAAACATTAATGCATACCGTACACTCTCAAAACGCAATTACAACTAATTGGTGGCCTGTATCTGATGAAGAATGGGAAAATTTAAATTTTCCTAAAAACAAATAAGTGGTAAATAAATGGGGGATTGTTGACAATCCCCTATTTTTTTGTTATACTCCAGTGATTATGAAAAAATTGACCCAAAATCCCAAAGAAGTCCTAAAAAAAGTTCGTTCTCGCACGAACCTGGATACCTTTTATACATACTCCCACTGGCCATCTAAAGAAATTGATGGTATCACTTTTGTTCCTGTGGTAAAAAACTTGCCAGGGGTCCAAACTCAAACGTTACACTATATGCGTAAAGATAATTTGGAATATATTCGATGAAAATACTAGCAGTTAATATTTCTCATAACGCTTCAATTTGCCAAGTTACTGATGGTAAAATTGATTTTTATCTTGAAGAAGATCGTTTCAATAAAATAAAAAATTTTCATCCAGATCATTATAATGAAACACAGTACATATCGATTAAAAAATATGCGAGCGGTGTATATGACCGTGTAATTTTTTCTTCATTTGATAGAACCGTACCTTTTAAAGACGATTCTGGTTTAAGAGATGATAAAATAATTTCCGATATAATTAAACAAATCGAATTTAAAGGAAATTATACATTCAATAAAAAAGAACATCACTTATATCATGCTCATTCCGGTTTTCATTTTTCAAAAATGGAAGACGCAATTTGTATTGTTATGGATGGTGGCGGAGCTCAACCTTATAATCGGCCTTTTCAGGAAATTGAGAGCATTTATTACTTAAATAAAAAAGAAAAAAATGATAAGTGTTTTTATAAACATCTAACAGATTCTAGATGGTTGAAGTCTTACTCAAATAAAACTCAACGAAATAAAGTTATTATTGACGGAGTTGAAATTCTATATTCATCGGAATGTAGTTCTGGTCAAAAATTTAGTCTTTTGACAAGTCAAATAGGTTTAGGTTCCGGAAGTGAATCTGGAAAAACAATGGGACTTGCAAGTTATGGAAACATGACATCAAAAAGACCAGAGGATTTAGCTAAACAATTACAATATACAACTAAGTGGGAAACAATAAAGCTCATAAGAAAAGCAATTTCATATACCGATTGTAAAAATATTGTTTTGTCTGGAGGATATGCACTAAATTGTGTTAATAACTATGAGTATGTGAAACATTTTCCCGATTATAATTTCTTTGTTGATCCTGTTGCTCATGATGGTGGCACATCTGTAGGAGCAGCCATGTGGTTGTATAAAAATGAACAATAAAACTATATACGATAAAAAAATAGCTGTAGACTATTTAATTGATCAAAAGGTTGTTGCCTTATTTCAAGGACATTCTGAATGGGGTCCTAGAGCTCTAGGTAATCGGTCGATTCTTTTTGATCCTAGAAATCCAAATGGCAAAGATATTATTAATGCTATCAAAAAACGTGAATGGTTTAGGCCTTTTGCTGGAACAATCATGTTGGAACATGCACATGACTACTTTGAAATGTTAACCATAAAAGAATCTCCTTACATGACTTTTGCTATTAAAGCAAAAGAAAAAGCAATCAAAGAAGTACCATCAATTATTCACGTTGACAATACTTGCAGAATACAAACTGTCACCAGAGAACAAAATAAACATTTCTATGAATTGATTGAAGAATTTTACAAAAGAACAGGAACACCGATTCTATTCAACACCTCATTCAATTTGGCTGGAGAACCTTTGGTCGAAACACTTGAAGATGCGATTAGTACCGTGAATAGGTCAGGAATCGATTACTTATATTTACCGGAATAAAAAAATGTTACAAACTATTTACAATTGGATAAGATATTCTGGAGTGAATATCACAATTAAATTAAATCCACTTCATTGGAGAATTAATTGTGGTTTTAAATCAACAAACGAAATTTGGGAAGCCGATTATTTTATTTTAGAATTTTTACCTATAACTATACGTGTGTGGTTTGACAATGGCGATTGGTAAAAAAATAATTGTCAATGGTACGTTCGATATACTTCATGTCGGACATATTGCACTTTTAGAATATGCTAGAAGTCTCGGTGACCAGTTGTTGGTCTGTATAGATAGTGATAGGCGAGTAAAAGAATTAAAGGGTGAGTCTAGACCAATCAATAATCAATACGACAGAATAAGAATGTTGTGTGCATTAAGATGTGTTGATATGGTTTGGATGTTTGATAGTGAACAAAATTTAATTGATCAGATTAAATTATATGAACCAGATATTATGGTTAAAGGTTCCGATTACATAGGAAAACCAATAATCGGACAATCGATGTGTAAGGAGATATTATTTTATGACAAAACAGAACATTCAACAACAAGTACCATTCAAAATATTATTGATAGGTGATGATTGCCTTGATGAGTATCAATATGGTGTTGTAGAGAGATTAAGTCCTGAAGCACCAGTTCCGGTTTTTAAGTTTCAGCGAAAAGATCAAAAGCCAGGAATGGCTGCTAACGTATATCAGAATCTTATGAATCTAGGTTGTAAAGTTAATAGAATTTTTGGCAACCAATCTAAAAAAACAAGATTGATTGATTTAAAATCCAAACAACACATCGTTCGTATTGATGAAGATTTAATCAGTAAACCATTAGTTATTGAACCTGATCTATTACAAGATTATGACGCAATTGTTGTGAGTGACTATAACAAAGATACAGTTTCTTATGAAACACTAGAGAAATTGCAAAACGTTTTTTCTGGTCCAATTTTTGTTGATACGAAAAAAACTGAACTTGATAGAATGAACAAATGTATTGTAAAAATTAATACTCCTGAGTTCATGGCATCAAAAAGCAAGTGTGAAGAATTAATTGTAACTGCCGGAGAACAAGGCGCTTACTACAAGGGAACAAGATATCCCGCAATGCCTGTGGAAGTTGCTGATGTCTGTGGTGCAGGCGATACGTTTTTGGCAGCACTTACATACAAATATTTGCAAACAAATAGTATTGAACAATCTATTCCTTTTGCGATTCGAGCAGCCTCTATAACCGTGCAACATTTGGGTGTATATGCACCAGATTTGGGAGAAATAAATGCGTCTTGAAGGTTTTGTTGAAAAGGGTTGGGGGCATGAATTTATTTTTGCAACCAACGACAAGTATTGCGGCAAATTATTAAAGTTTAATAAAGATGCCAAATTCAGTATGCACTTTCATAGTGTCAAAGATGAAACTTGGTATGTGATGGATGGTAAATTTAAAGTCGTTTGTATTAATACTGCCAACGCCACACAATATGAACATGAACTAAATCCTGGTGATACGTGGCATAATCCGCCGCTACTTCCTCATCAAGTTATCTGCATTGAAGAAGGCACACTAATAGAAGTGAGTACGCCAGACTCAGTGGAAGACAATTATCGAGTAATGAAAGGCGATAGTCAAAAGTGAATATCTTATTAACAGGTCACCGTGGATTTATCGGTTCACATTTACTCAAAGCGTTAGAAGAAAAAGGACATAATGTATCGACCTATGAATGGGGCGATGGCAATATGCCTAGCGTTATGGAACAAGATTGGGTAATGCATGTTGGCGCAATTAGTTCTACAACCGAAAGAGATGTTGAAAAAGTGATGCGACAAAATGTTGACTTTACTGAACAGTTGTATAATGCATGTAGGACATACGGAGTTAACTTTCAATTCTCTAGCTCAGCATCAGTCTATGGATTAACTAGTACGTTTAAGGAAGATGATCCTGTTGATCCAAAAACACCTTATGCTTGGTCGAAGTATCTAAGTGAAAGATACATCAATAGACACATGGGTGGTAACATCACTCAGATGTTTAGATATTTTAATGTGTATGGTCCAGATGGTGAAGAACACAAAGGTGACCAAGCAAGTCCATATTTTAAATTCACTAAACAAGCCAAAGAAAAAAGAAGAATTAAACTTTTTGATGGCAGCAATAATTATCATAGAGATTTTATTCATGTTAGTAAAATAGTTGATACACACCTTAAATTTTTAAATATCAAAGAATCTGGTACTTGGAATGTTGGTACTGGAACAACCAAAAGTTTTATGCATGTTGCATCAGAAGTATCAAAAACATGGCCTTCTATTGTTGAATTCGTTTCAATGCCAAAAGAATTGGAACAATCTTATCAAAAATATACTTGTGCTGATATGACAAAGATGAACAAGACATTAGAAGCTTTGCAAAGTGAGTGATGAAACAAAAATTTATTGATGCTTATATGGATGTGGCACATCGATTTGCACAGTTATCAAGTGCAAAGCGTTTAAAGGTCGGTGCTATCATTGTCAAAGATGACAGAATTATTTCAATTGGTTATAATGGCATGCCATCTGGTTGGACAAATGAATGTGAAACTAAAGAATACATGAGTGACGATGCTGGTGGTTGGTTAAGTCCGGATGAAATTGAACAACGATGGCCTAATCAAGAACAACAGTTGCCAAAAGATTCAGATATTTGGAAGCGGTATTCTCTTAAAACCAAAGATGAAGTCATTCATGCCGAAGCCAATGCAATCGCCAAACTTGCTAAATGTACCGAATCTGGTGATGGATCTACCATGTTTTTAACTCATGCACCATGCATACATTGTGCCAAACAAATCTATACCGCAGGCATTAAAACGGTATACTTCGGTTCGGCATATAGGGACGATGCGGGCTTGACATTCTTAAAAAAATGTGATATACTAGTGAATCAGGTGGGTAAGTAATTTCGCCTGATGAAATTGGTTTTTTACCTAAATATTGGGAAACTTACTATCTCGTAAGTTTTTTGAATTGTGCATAAAGGTCTAAAATGAAACTGAGCATAATCGGATGTCCTGAAAAGAAAAAATTTCGTCCCTACGTTAAAAAAGCAGCATTATTCTATGCTGATCTGTTGTTCACACAAAAAATGACGGAAAATCTTTTTTTGCAAATCAAATTTAATAAAAAAATTGATGTGTTTGGATATGCATCAATTACTGGTTATAATGATAGTGCTAAACCTAGAGATTTTTTAATTGAACTAAATCCAAATGTTGCCGCTTATGATATATTGAAAACGTTAGCCCATGAAATGGTTCACGTAAAACAATATGCATATTCAGAAATGGATGAAAAAGGATTAAGATGGAAGGGATCACATGTTGATCCTTCAAAAACAGATTATTGGACTGAACCGTGGGAAGTAGAAGCTTATGGTTTAGAACCTGGAATGTTTACAAAGTTTGCAGTTAAAGAAAAATTGTGGACAGTATTTAAAAACGTTACTAATCCAAATGATATAATAAAGCCGGAACCTTTAGGGTTCTTGGAAGAAACTGTTGTTGCAGAAATACAACAAATAGAAAATAATGCTTGACAATTTTATTGGTTTGTGTAGAATAGATATATGGAAGTGTGGATGAGTGGTTTAAATCAGCAGTCTTGAAAACTGCCGGCTGTAAAAGGTCCGTGAGTTCGAATCTCACCGCTTCCGCCAGATTTTGGAGAGTTGGTAGAGTGGTTAATACAACGGATTGCTAATCCGTCATCCAGAAATGGGTGCATAGGTTCGATTCCTATACTCTCCGCCAAATTTCCTCGCTTTCGTATAATGGATAATACAGTAGGCTTCTACCCTACGAATATGGGTTCGATTCCTGTAGGCGAGGCCAGAGTTTATGTGGGTGTGCAGCTGAATGGTTAGGCACCGGATTGCAAATCCGTATTATGCAGGTTCGAGTCCTGTCACCCACTCCAAGTTTGTTGTTTAAATACAACACCCAGTAAAAAGTGCTTGACAATTTTACTGGTTCGTGTACAATACGTACTATCGATTGAGAAATCAATCATTGTTCTTTAAAAGTTTGATGCAGTATGTGCTCGGTTCATCTAGTGGCCTAGGATAGTGCCCTTTCACGGCATTCACACCGGTTCGAATCCGGTACCGAGTACCATATTAAAGTTTATTGCGTTGATAAGTCCATTAGGGGATTGTTCAAGATAACGGGACGGCGGTCACCGGTCTATGAACACTCATGATAGCCGTTACGAAGGTGATGGGTTGCTTGTTTGTAATGACCGCATACAGCGCAGGATCGCAGCCTGTGAAAAAGAAGTATGCAAGGTTCGCAATAAATTTTAATATGGTATAATAATGCTTCATAAATTGCCTCGGTGACGGAATTGGTATACGTGTTGGTCTTAGAAGCCAAATTTTGAGAGTTCGAGTCTCTCCTGAGGCACCAAATTTAGATGCGACTGTGGTGAAATAGGTAAACACAGCAGACTTAAAATCTGCCGCTTCGGCTTGCCGGTTCGATTCTGGCCAGTCGCACCAAATTGAAAGAGTTTTTGGTTGTTCTAAAAAGCAAGGCCACGCTGAAAAGCAAAAAGGTTGAGCGGAGAACATTAAATGGAGACGACCGCTCCAGCCACTCTATTTTATAGTTAAGTGTTATCAGGGTATCGTGTATGGACGCATACACTATGCGGGCCTAACTGTGCGAGGAACAGGTCCTGAGATAACTGCTATTCGCTTGTCAGTATTAGCTATATTGTTGACAAATCGGCACGATAACACTTAACTATAAAATTTGGTCCCATAGTATATCGGTTAGTATAGCGGCTTGTCACGCCGTTGAGGCGAGTTCGACTCTCGCTGGGACCGCCAAGTTTATTCCTCAATAGCTCAGTTGGTAGAGCAACGGACTGTTAATCCGTAGGTCATTGGTTCGAGCCCAGTTTGAGGAGCCAAATTGGAGATGTGGCAGAGTGGTCGATTGCAGCAGACTGTAAATCTGTTCTTAACAGCACGGTGGTTCGAATCCATCCGTCTCCACCATTTATTATTTGCCTCCTTAGTTTAATGGTAGAACTCCGTCTTTACACGGCGGTTACGGCAGTTCGATTCTGTCAGGAGGTACCAAGTTTCGCCCGATTAGCTCAGTGGTAGAGCAACCGCCTTGTAAGCGGTAGGTCGTCTGTTCAATCCAGACATTGGGCACCAATTATAAACATTTATAGGTAGTGTTATGAAACAAATGGCATTATATCTACGTCACCCCGAATGTTCGAAGGATTGTGTATATGCTATGGTTGATGCACTTTCATCAAATTACCAAATAAGAATATTTAATGAAAGTGAGTTAGATGATGATGATTTTTTTGATAACATCGACATTATTGCTTTTCCTGGTGGA